TCGGAAATCCGCGCAGTAATCCTTGTAGGCAGCCTCGATCTCGATCGCGAGTTCGGCGGCTTGGTCGGCGGTGATGCCGAGACGTTTCCAATTTGGTTTCGCCGACAGGCGCCAGCCGGCGCCGATGATGTCGTCGACCTGACGATCCATCGCGACGCTGCCCCAGCCGTCGTTGCGAGCGACGTCGTGGATGCGTGAGGCGAGAATGTCGCGCTCGAAGCTCAGCGCCGATTGCGCCGACGGGTTCGCCGGGCGCCAATTGTGGACGTCGGGATGCGTCGTCGACGCTCCCTCATAATAGGAGCCGCGATGCGCCGCCGGCAGACCCGCAGCCATGCGGCGGCCGAGATCGCGGCCGGTCGTCGGCAGTGCGTTGCCGTCGGGGCCGAGGATTTGTACCGCGCCCATCAGAAATAGACCTGACGTGCGCGAATGCGGCGACCGTAACCTGAGACCTGCACGCCAAGTGCGGCGAGCTGGCCTTTTAGTTCGGCGATGTAGGCTCTGAGCGTGCCGAGGTTCGCGTTGTTAAAACGCATGCGCTCGTTGTTGCCGTGCCAGATTTCGGCGACGTTCTGGCCGAGATTGATCTGATGCAGCGCGTTCTCGGCTTCAGTCAGACGGCTCTGCAGGGTCGCGATGTCCGTCATCGTGGTCCCCGCCGCTCTTGCTGGTGCTCTTGGCGCTCTTGCGCTTGGATTTCTTCTCGACCGCGACGAACGAAGCTTTGAACTCGTGGCCGCAGCCCGGGCACGTGCAGACGACCTGGTCGCCTTCGCCTTCGTCCTCGCCGGCGCCGAAATTCGCGCCGTCTATCTCGTCGGCGATCAGCCGGCCGATTTCCTTCTCGTCGAAGCCGGTCAGCGCGACGTCGAAGTCGGACGCGCTGAGTTCGGAGAGCTCGATCTTGAGGAGTTCGTCATCCCAGCCGGCATCTTCTGCGATGCGGTTGTCGGCGAGGATGAAGGCGCGGATTTTCTGGTCGGACCAGCCGTCGACGATGATCGTCGGCAACTCTTTAAAACCGGGATCGCCGTTTGCATCATTGAAGCGCGCCGCTTCATGCCGGCCGTGGCCCGCGATGATCGTGCCGTCGCCCTTGGCGACGATGTGTCCGACGAAACCGAACTCCCGCAAGAGCTGCGCGAGCTTGCGGATTTGTTTCTTTGAATGCGTGCGCGCGTTGCGCGGGTGCGGCTTGAACCAGTCGAGCGGTTTGTAGACCGTCTCGATGCGCCCGGCAGATTCTGACGGGTTTTGACGTTTAGCCGCGGATTTCGTCGAATTTCGACGAGATTTGCCGGCGCCGCGGGTTTTCTCGGCTTCAGCCATCAGCCCGCCCGTTCAATCTTGCGAAGTCGGCGAGCGTACGCCGCGGCTTCACCTTGTCGGCCTCTCGCGCACGTCGCTCGGCGAAGTCGATGCGCACGCCATGCCGCGCTGCGAGCGCGTACACCGCGCAATCGAGGCCTTCATTGCGTATGCCGGCGCGCACCGGCTTGAATTCGATCTTCGGCCGGTTGCGGACGTAGCTGATGAAGCGGCGTTCCGACGTCACCTGCTCGAACCACTCGGTCGGCAACTTGTTCGAGATCCGCGCGGCCGCGGGGTTGCGGCCGTTGCCGACGTCCTCGCTGCAGGGGTCGGCCGACGCGTTGAGAAACGAGCCAGTCGCGAAGCGCTCCATCAGCTCGGATTTGACCTGGTCGACCGCGACCATGAAGAGGCGCAGACCGAGGTCGCGCTTCTTCGAAGGTTCCCAGACCCGGTGATTGCCGGCGCGACCTTTGATCGCGTAGATGCGACGCGTCAGCCGCGGTGCGCAGAAATTATAGACCTGCTGCGTGCGGCTTTCCGATCCGGAGCCGGTACCGCCGGAGTCGATCGCCGCGGCGTCGACGCTGAGGTTCCAGCCCTTCGGATGTTTCCACTTCGTCTGCAGGAAGGCGTCGAGCTCGGCCCAGGTCTCCTCGGCGAGCGTCGAACCCCAGATGACTTGATGATCGAGGAAGAACGGCGTGGTCTCGGACCAGCCGACGATCGTGATCTCGATGCGGTCGTGCTGCACGTCGCAGCCGGCCGTGATGGCGAGGACCTCTTCCGGGATCGCCTGGAACGAAAAGTCTTCCGCCTTGGCGATCAGTGCCGCTTCATCGATCGAGTCGAGCGTCTGTTTCCAGACGCGTCCTTCGACCGTGTTGACGAAGACCTGCTGCTCGGTCGGGCCGGCGCGCTTTGCCTTCAGCCATTCCGCCGCAAGCAGGCCCCAGCGCGCATTGGCGAAGAGCGAGACCAGCGCGTTGATGCGGAAGCCGGCGTGATCTTTGATGTGCGGTTTAGTTGCGCGCCATTCGCCCTCGGCGACCATCATCACCTTGTGGCGCTCGTCGACCATGTCGTCGCACGAGCCGCAGTAGAACTGCGCTTTCTCGGGCTCGCCTTCCGGCCAGCGAATGTCCGGCCAGAGCAACTCTTTGAACGTGCCGCATTTCGGGCACGGCAGCTCGAATAGGCGTTGGTCGCTCTCGCCATAAAGGCGATCGACGACCGAGATGCCTTCGACTGTCGGCGTCGAACCGACGACGATCTTGCGATCCGCGTGTGCGAGCGTGCGCTTTTCGGCGAGCGCGATCGGATCGCCCTCGGCCGTGACCTCCATGCCGTCGGCTTCGTCGACGTAGAGGCGCTTGGCGTCGTGTGCGCGGAGATTGCGCGGGCTACGCGCAGCAAGAATTTTAAGCGATCCGCCACCGGCGAATTGCTTCATGGTCAGCGTATTGCGGCCGTCGAGACGGCCGCGGCTGATCAGGCTGCGAAGCGCCGGCGATTCAGCGAACGAAGGTTCGATTTCGTCGACGGCGTAGCGGCGCGTGTCGTCGTCGGTCGGGACGAGCAGGATGACCGAACACGGATTGTTCGCGGCATCCCCGCCGATCGACGCCATCAGGCATTTCGAGAACCCGACGCGCGCCGATTTGATCAGCGTGACGCGTGGGATCGTCGGGTCGCCGATCGCGTCGAGCCAGCCCCGCTGATACTTCCACAGTCGGAACCGGCCCGGCTGCGCGCTCGAGCGTTCGGGGAGCCGGAATTCTTTTTCCGCCCAGTCAGCGAGCGAAAGCTGCGGTGGCGGTCTCAGGAGCAGAAGGGTGTCGCCGATCAGCTTGGCGACCGGCGGCGAGAAACTCATTCCGAGATTTCGGGTGTTGCGGCGGCGGCCGGGGCATCAGGGTCGAGGCCGTCGATCGGCGGCGGCTCGTCGCCAAGGGCTGATGCCTCGAGCTGGTCGCGGCAGATGCGGCCGAGTTCCTCCGCGTCGTGTGCAGTCAGGTGCGGTAGTGCGAATCGCGCCTTGCCGGGGATGGCGAGGACGCCGGAGCGGACCGAGCGGACGACCCGGGCCCAGGCGGGGGCGATATTCTCGCGGCGGATGACGGTCCCTGCCAGAATTTCCTTCTTGAGGGCGGTGAACTCGCGCTGCTCGCGTTTGAGCAGCGCGCCTTCGGTGATCGCGTCGATATCGGGGTGATCGCCGCGCCGGCCGGAGGCCTGGTCGCGGAGGTGCTTGACGTAGCCGCGGATCGAGGCGGCGAGCTGATATTGGCCGCGGCCGGCCTTGTGAACGATGCCTTCTTTGGCGAGGTTCTGGACGGTGCGAACGTCGCAGTCGAATAGCTGGGCGAGCGTCTCGACGGACGCGTGAGAACCGCTGTCGGCCGCCATTTTGGGTGATCGCAGGAGGGCTTGCGTCCGGCCGTTTGGCCTGCGCCGCTCGCGGGTGATCAGGCCGGGCGGTTAGACGCGAGAGGTGGGCGCCGCAGCGCGAAACGAAACGAACCCCCCAGGGGCTCTAAAAATTGAGTGATATCCCGGGAGGCGGCGCCCCGCAGAGGGGGGACGCCCCGGGAAGGACCCGCGCGACCCCTGCAGGGCAGGCGCGGCGGGCGCGGCAGGCGCCACAGGCGGCCACGGATGCACGCAGCGGCGAGCCGCAGCAAAGGCGCGGCCAACGCAAACCAACGCACAGCCGCCCACGTGGCGCGGACGCAGCGGCAAGATCGCAGATGATCGCAGCCGAAGCCGGCGCGACCCGCGCCGCAGCCTCAGCCGATCGCCCGCAGCAACCACTTCTCCAGCGCCGTAGGCAGGAGCTCGCCGACAGTCCGGTAGAACGTCGCCTCGGCCTGATCCTTGACCATCTCCTTGGGGATGTTCGGCCCCCAAAGCTTCTTGATCGGCAACCGGCCCTTGGTCTTGCGGATGAACACGTGGCCGTTCGGCCCGACGAAGCTGTGGGCGAAGACGCGCCGCTTGCCCCACGGGGCAGCCGACACGCCCTTCCTTGTGACCCTCGGGTCGAATTCCTTCAGGCTCAGCGTCGCGTCGCGGGCGATGATCACGTACTGCCCGCCGCCGGCGCCCATCGCCTGCTGCGAGCGGATGATGCCGCGGGCGCGCGAAACCTTGACGCCGGCCTGCGCCGCGACGGCGCGGATGACCCGCGTCTTCGTCTTGTTGCCGGCCTCGTCGATCGCCTTGCCCGTCGCATAGACCGACTTCAGTCCGGCCTGCGCGAAGAGCGGCGAGAGATCCTTTGTAAACGCGACCTTTACCGCGACGATTTCCGCGCCGAGGGCCGCCATTGCGATCTGACCTGGTTGGCTCGAGCTATGAAGGCGGCGACGTCGTCACTCGCGCTTCTTGCTGTGGCCGCGGCCGCGCGTTTAGCGGCGTCGATATCGCCGGCGCCTGCAGCCTTCGCCGCGGTCGCGATCAGCGCCCGCCGCTCGAGACAACCGGGGCAAGCCATCAACGCCGCTCCCCCGGTGGCAACCGCACACGGAGGCTTGCGTTCTGCCTCAACAAGCAAGAACCCGTGGAGAGAAACGCATGCCCGACGATCTGACAAATCGAGGTCCGCGCGATCGCGAGCGCGTCAATGTGCATGAGCCGTACGAGGTGCGCTACTGGACCGGCAAATTCGGCTGCACCGAAGCGCAGCTGAAGGAGGCCGTCAAAGCCGTTGGCGTGATGGCCAAGGACGTCGAGGCCTACCTCAAGAAGAAGTAGTAGGCGCGGCCGACGCGGCAGCCTTTTCCAATAGGCCGGCCGCGAGCACCGCAGCCTGCAGCTCGTCGAACTTTTCGTTCACCTTGTTGGTTTGATCGCGCAGCTTCTTTGCGAGCTCGTCCCGCTTCTTCTCGGCGGCGATGTACTCGCCAGCGAGTGTCACGACGGTCTGTTGCGCGGCAGATTCAGCCATCGGAAGGGTTCTGTTTCCACTTGATACGGAAGCGGTCGATCGCGCGCAGCGAATCGGCGAGGCTCATCTTCACGCGGCCGCGGCGATCGAGCGCCGCATGCTGGACGGCGACCTCGGCGTAGCTCAGCGCCTTGTTATGCGTGTCGCGTTCCCAGGTGCCGAGCAGGCGCGCCTTGGCGAGCAGCTTGTTCGGCTCGTCGGATTTGTCGATCGCCAGGAGCTCGGCGAGAATGGCGAGCGGCGACCGATCCATGCGACCGCCCCGTGAAACTTTGCGCCCTCAAATGAGGACGAGGTTATTTTCAGCGCAGCACGATTGCCAGCGCGGCGAGCGCCGCGATCGCTACGATCGCCATGCTGATCAGCCCGGCTCTGGTGCAGGGCTGCGGCGCGCAAGCCTCGAGCGCATCGCGCACGCGTTCGCCGGCCTCGTGCGAATGCGCCTGCGCATGGCGGAACGCCTCCTCGATCGACAGGCGCGGAAAGGTATCCCATCGCGCCATTGGATCAGGCCTCGCGTGACGTCTGCTGGGCGCAGATGAAGACGAACTTGCGCTTGCCCTTCGCGGGCCGCACGCGCTCGGCAAGGCCGTCGGCGCGCTGCTTGCAAAGATTGGTCGGCATCGCTTGGCCGAGCTGGTGGCGTACCGACGGCTTGTAATCGCAGGCCGGTTCACCGTGGACGATGAAGCAGAGCGCCGCGATGAGCACGGACATGTCAGTGATTGTTGCCGTAGGCGATCTCGCCCGGCAGCGGCTCGCTCGAGCGCACGAACGGCTTGCGCAACACCAGCGGATAGCGCTCGTCGTCGGCGCGCGCCGGCGCACCGTTGCAGGTGCGGCATTCGGCCGTGAGCGGCGAATAGAGCCTGCTGCAGCCCGGGCATTGCCAGCCGGGCGCCGGCCGCGACGTCGTTGCGGCGCCGTGCTGCATGGCAAGCGTTCCTAGGTGAAGAGATGGGCCGCGCCGTCGACGAGCGATAATGCCGGCGTCTCGCATGCGAGACGGGCTTCAGGGTTGCTCAGAGGCGATGATCGGGCG